CTTGATACCAATAACAGTAATTATCCATGTATTTAACACAGGTATATATCTTGACCATACGTTTCTCCATCTCTTCCTCGTCTTCTTCATCTTCCTCCAGGTATTCATCTGGAAGTGCGTCTTTAAATATCTCTTCTTCTACTACTATCTCTGTCACATTACCCATAGGGTCACGGCAAAGTACATAAGAGTCTAAATGTATAACCTTTATTCCTTCGTCACTTACATACAACAGAACATTACCGCCTACAAGTAAGTGCTTTATTGCTTCGTGCATTGCAGCACGCCCACCCATAGTCTCTAACAATCTCATTACTGCCTGTTCTACTTTGACTAATGCAGTATCAAACTCAGTAATCATTTGCGGATCTTGTTGATCTGCCATCAAAGCCAGGCTATCTATTTCTAATTTAAAAAAATTTTCGTTAGTAGGAAAAAGAGTACCAGCAAGCTTACTGGTCATGTGACCAACACCTCTTGCACCTAGTGATTGATATGGAGTTGGCAACCTACCAGCATCTCCATAGTTCTCATCTTCTATTAGCCCAGGAATAGTAACCTTACTACAATCTCTTGCACGCATTAACTGCGAGTCTCTATCTATTCGCAGTTGCTCGTAGCGTTGAGAGGCCGTGCCATTAGGTGTGCCATACAACGCTGACTGTGCATCAACATTATTAGTAAGTTTGATCTTCATTTATGTATTTGGAATCATTAATGCGCCTGATCCACCAGCACCAGGAACTAAATCAGTCCTATACTGCCTTCTGCCAGAGCCAGCCTTATTAGTAATTAATGGATTACCTGTACCTATTTGCATAGATGCTGCGCCAGCAGCTGTCTGTGCGTTAGCACCTTGTACTGAAGGATCGGAAAGTGGAGCAGGAGCAACCTCTGTTGCGCTTGCAGCTGTTTCAGCTATTGGTTCTGGTGCAGCTGGAGGAGCAGCTAGTGCTGCCTGTTGCTGTGCCTCGAACCTTTCTCTTTGGGCTTCTAGGTTTCTCTCGAACTGTTCTTGTTGGATACGCATTTGTTCTTTCTGCATTTCCATCTGTTCTTGATGCCTTCTTTCGGCTTCACCATCGTCACCGCCATTATTTCTACACATGACTTTAATTTTGTAGGTTGTTTTGTTCAATATAAACTGATTCAAGAATTTTTACCAGCTTTACCTGACCAGAATATAACCAAATCTCACGATCAGTCATATCAATCGTAGGACAACGATCTGGAAATAACTCTTTTAGCTTAATAATAAGTGCTTCGTCAATGGCTGGATAGCCTTCGTTTACTGTATCGTCAATGGCTGCCATAACTGTACCTCTCCTGTAGTGTAATTGTACTCTTCATCCCGAAGGATGCGAGTAAGTTGGGCTGTCATTATTGCATCAGCATAGGTTTTGTTTTTCTTTTCGTAACTCTTCACTACCTTATCCCACATCTCTTCGACAGTAGTTGCGCCTTCTAACATTTTCTCTGCTGTCTTTGGCCCAACTCCTACAAGTCCTTCGATGTTATCTGTATGATCTCCTGATAATACCTGTTGCATCCAATGTCTATCTGCTTTCTTTCTTGTAATTAATTCAAGGTCATCGTTAGCAAGTAGGGTGCAAGGTACACCTCTCATATCTTTGTCTGGAGAAACAATAATAGGATTATCATGTTGACCATTCGTTGCCAATAATCCCATTACGTCATCTCCTTCGAGTCCGTTAAAAGCAACAGAGTGATAGCACTCTTTAGTTATTTGTATGACATCACGCAATGCTAGTGGATGACGTTTGCCTACCCTGTTAGCTTTGTAGTCCTGGTATATCCCATGACGAAAGGTTGGGTATTGAGTAAAGCACATTATCACTCCGCTGTCGTCATTAGTTAACTTCTTATATCCTTCTATCCGTAAGTCGACTAGATCCATGCAGTCTTTCTCTGTACTGTGCAGTAAATGTGATCCATCGTCAGCCCTAAAATCTGTCTCGCAAGCACAGCAAGAAGAATAGATTAGCCAATCAGCATCAATCAATAGCGTCATAATTTTTCTCCAAAGAAATCCGCAGCTGTAGCTGCAAGTCTGCCTGTCTCTTCTGTATATGTAAGTTTATCTGCCATTCCTAGACAACCTGTGTGTCTATTCTTTAACACTTTCAGTTGTAGTTCATTGTTCTTTTCTTCGTCAGTCTGTGATCTGATGCCACAAATTACCAAGTCAGATAACTGGGCTATGCTTTGACTCCCTCTCAAACTGGCTAGGTTTATGTCACCACCATCTTCAGCTGGCTTACCATCAGTCCTACGCAAGTGACTGACCATAACTAAACCTACCCCTGTCTTCTCTACTACCTGTCTTAGCTTGGTAACACACACGTCAATTTGTTTCCTCTCATCCCCAACAGTTAATCCTGAGACAACAATACTTATATGGTCGAGGAAGATAACGTCACAGTTCTCTCCTGTTGCCATGTATGTTATCTGCTCTAGTAACCTGTCTGGATCTAGTGAACCAAAATGTTCCAGGAGTAAGAACCTATTGCCAGCAAACAAGTAGTCAAATGCCTGGCGTAATTCTTTTTCATCTACTTCTTCCTGCTTAAGATGCAATGGTTTGTTTAATGCAACAGACAGTATGCCTTGCATACTTCTCTTACTGCTCTCTTCCAATCCAATCCAACCCACCTTCAATCCATTGTTTAAAAAGTGATAAGCAAATTCTCGACAGAGTAAACTCTTGCCCGATCCTGTTCCTGCGCAGATAGTTACAAGTGCTTGCTTACGAAACCCTTGGCACATCTTATTAAGTATTGGATATGGATAACTACATACTCCTGTCTCGTCTTTCTTTATCAGTTGTTCCCATAAATCATAGGCGTTATGTATTCCATCTGGTCTAGCAGGGATTGCTTTCCATAAGAGATCCTTAAGTTCTTCCCCTTCTCCTGCGAGGAGCATTTCGTTAGCATCCTTTCTTGGCAATCTACATATAGCTGCCTTTCCAGGAGGTAGGATTTCAACTGCTTTCTCGGCAGCAGCCATGCCAGGCTCGTCACTATCGAAACAAATAACAATACGATTGAATTGTGATAACCATTCTAAGTTTGCAGCTATGTACTTATTAGCCGACTGACAGCCATTTGGCAAACTAACTACAGGAAAACGATTACCTTGTATCTGCGAGATGGTAAGGCAATCAACTTCTCCTTCTGTAATTACAGCAAAGATATTGGTTTCAGTTCCGTGGTTTTGTCTCCAAATTTTTTGACCCCAAAGTTGCATATTGCTAGTGTCTCCGACCCATCCAAATCTTTTATCTTTGTATCGAAGATGCTGTGCAACAGGCTTGCCTATCTTGTCGTGGTATGTAGCAACCTGGACTACCTGGTTGTTAAATTCTGCATACCCATAGTCATATAGTTCGCAAGTTTCTTTGGTGATTCCACGTTTAGGTAATTCCTTTGGTGTAACGAATGGAAGTAGAGGTGTGACCTTCATCTTAAATGGTTTCTCAAACTTAATAGGTTTATCTTTAGGTGGTTGGAACTGCCAACCGCAGCCAAAACAATACTTATGTCCATCGTCATAGACAGCTACGTTATCTTTTGATTGACACTCAGGGCAAGGCTCTTTACTTATGTACTTACTTCCAGTTTGCATAGTCTTTCCACCAAAGGTCTATAAGTTTTTCTAGTTCTTTGATTCTTTTTTTTGCTGCTTCAATTTTTTCTTTAGTGTTCATACCATTCTGGTGGGATAATCTTGTCAGCGTATAGGAAGCCGTGCCTATCACACCACTTGGCGTAAGTCAGACTTCCTTTAGCTTTAGTTAGTTTGTTCTTGCTGTTCTGAAATACAAAACGTATGTCTAATTCGGGATGTTGCGCCTTGACCGCAAGATGTTTTCTCCTTGTTTCCTTATCGAGTACGCCTTTAATTTCGCATATAATCCCATTATCGAAGATGATGTCAGGGCAGTAACTGCTATTGAGGATGTAATCAATGTTGAGGGTTTCATAGGAGAATTTAATTTTGTTGTCATCAAGGTTCTTAGCAACAGTTGCCTCGAATTTACTTCTGTATCTAGAACTCGTTTGAGTCGAAGTCCGCTTCGAGTGGTATGACTGCTTTGCTTGGCGCATCGAAGCCGAAGTCCTGGGCTGATTTAACATACTCAACGTGTTTGTGTATCTTTACTGCTTGTGGTTGTATCTTTACACCCACCCCAAAATTACCAGAGTAACCTTGGCAGCGTAAGTTGACTTGTCCTAGTGTACCTTGACCACACTTGTTAACCTTCTGCTTCTCATCTTCTGTCATCAGTTGGTTATCTGCATTAAATAATACAGGTGGTGTCATGTGCCATTGCTCTCCTGTAGTTCTATTGATACCTCCTGTTGGCATCTTAGTTTTTACAACAAAGTAATCCTGTTCTCCTTCTCCATCGTCTATCTTTTCATAGCTCCAGGGCTTGTTCGCTAACTTAAATTTCTTGTCAGGATCAGCAGCTTTAACCTCTTGCTTATGTTCTTCAAGGAATCCTTCCAGTTCTTTTTCTAAGTCGAGTGCTTTATCCATAGGTATAAGGCAAGTAACCTTCCACATTGGTTCATACTTAGTGTCTGCCTCTACTACCCAGGTGTATTGGAATCTACAAACTGGTGTCTTTGTGATTAGTGTTTTTCTTTTAGTAGTCATGTGATGAAATAATTTGAATGACGTGTGATATTAGGGTCAAGAGTTCCGTGCTGTGGCTCACTAGGCATACCCTTAGTGCCTGGTATTTGTGATGTTAGCTTTACTTTTATATCTGACAACCAATCATGTGCATACATATCTGCAAAAGTTTTTCTTACTGAATCTCTTAGCTGTGACATTTCTGCTGGAGTGGTGGTAAAGCAGTCGTGTATGCCTCCTATATTTTGTATGTATTTCATTGAATCCACAGTTGTAGCTGCCATGTGACTGCTATCAAAACTATGAAGTACGTTTGCAGATAAAGCATAACTCATTCTCTTGCTATCTAGGCCAGGTTTATCTACTTGTGTTCGTATATCTAAATAAATATCTGATAAATACTTAAGCCTGATCCTCGATAACTTTGTGTCGCTGTACTCCTGATGCACTAACAACCCCGAAGGCGTAGTCCATTCAAGTGCTACATCATTCTTTCCTGCTTCCTTACCTATAAACTTAAACCACTTCATTGCTTCAACTGCTGGCTCTATTAATGACGTTGCTTCTGTATGCAGTATGCGTGCCATGTAGTGCATAGTCGACATTGATCCTTTCTTTGTAGTCCAGCTGCCGTGACCATATAAATCTCTAGCTCTTTTTGTAGCCCAATCGTAGGCAAAGAAATAAAATGCCGTGTTTGTAGCAGAGTAAGGAGTAGTCATTACGCACGGCTTGGCTAGTGACCTATCAGGTTGCAGCATTAACCACTTCTTTGCTCGATGATCGTCACTATTACGCAATCTATTGTTAACTTTGTTGATTACTTCTGCATATATATCTCTTGGTGTCTCATCATTCTCAAGATTAACCAGCAATCCCATCTCTTTTGACCTTAAAAGCGAGGCATAGTGCTGTATTCCAGAGCAAGTGCAGTCCAACATCGCTGGTAAATTGCATTTGTAATCTGGAATTGTCCTGTATAGATAGAAGGAGCGACAAAATGCTAAGAATGACCAGGGTTTATCTGCTCTCATCCAAAATTCTGCATTAGTCCAGGGATCTTTACCAGCATCTAAGATATATCTAAGTTTTTCTTCAGTCCAATCTATCCTGGTCTGCCAATCTGATTTGCCTAGTCCATATAAGTTAGCACCATGTATGCGTAGCCAGTTCTCTGCCTCTGGACTATCTATCTTAGTACCATTAGCAAATAATAATAGGGACCTTGATACATCGTTACCTTGAGGGTTGAGGTAAGGAGGTCGGTAGTAGTATCTGCCTCTGAAGTCTAGACTCATAGGAAAATATATCTCTTTCTCTTCTCTGAATTTCTGTGCTACCCATAATGTTTTAGCCTGGGCGATCCTTCCACCCCTGGTCTTATCATTCTTTTCGTGTATAGCTCTAGCTTTATACCTCCATTTAACAATACCTGGGTGATCTTCTGGTAAATGCTTGGGGTATGGGTCAACAGGCCACCCCTCCCTTGGTAATAAGCAACCAACTTCTATGTTTCTTTCGTATGCGTGGGTAACTTGCTCCAACATCCAACTGTTTACCATCCAGGGTACTGATTGATGTACGTTTGCTGCCTGTATAAACTGTTCTTTACCTGTAGTTCTCTGTGCTACTAGCTCAGAGTTACTCTTCATAAGAGTTAGCGGTAGATTTTTATTTCTGTAACCTCCATCGAGGGTGCTAGTCCAGGGTCGAGGAGGAATATACATAGGCAACCAGTTAGGAGTCATCAATTCTTGCTGGTCTTTTACATTACTTACCCATTCAAGGCATTGCTCAGTCGGCAGGACTATTCTTCTCGGTGGTTTAACTGCCTTGTCTAGCTTTATCTCTATCAATCCAGTATATTTTTCTATCAGTTCAATGAGCAGGACTCCTGATGCCATCCTTTCTTTAGGAGTCCAGTTTTCTGTGGCCTCCATCCTCCTGATGTAAGCCATCTTATGTGCCTTTCTACTTCTACCACGCCTAAAGTTCTTTAATTCTAGGAGACTTGCCCTATCGAGCATTGTCTCTATCCATAATTTATCAGCTATATCTGTAGCAACAGAGTGCAAAGTTGGATTAGCACTAAGACTATCCACTACTGTACGCACCCCACAAGCAGCTACTTGTTGAGCAGGAAGAAAAGTTAAGGGCATAAGACTAGCAAAGTTTTTACCAGCTACTCCCTTCTCTATTTTCTTACGGATAGCTCGCAAGTGCAGGACTATTTCATTACATCCATGTGCAGATAGAGCCTCACCCCATTTAGAGAGAGACTCCATTTTGTTTTTCTTTTGTCGATTACCCAGGAGTCTAACTCTATCGCAGCCTAGAGTTAGCATCTCCCTTTCAAGTTTCTCCTGGTCTAGCTCTGTTCTTGTATTTTCTTCTTCCAAAATCCATACTCTTTATCGAAGTTATCGACCATCCAGGACTGCGCTATGTAATTCATAACCTCACTATCAGATATGTTCTTAGCCTTGGCTAGTGCCTTGACCCTGCGAAAAGTCTCGGAGCTAAGTGTTGCCTGTACTTTTTCTCCTTTTGGTTTAGTTACTTCCATGCTTGACTCCTAATAAAAATACTTCTTTAAGTGTTGGGTACATAGCAGTTCTAATGACTACATCCACATACTTTTCTTTTAACCAGGCGTTGAAGGCCTCATCTTGCAACTCTTCTGGTGGTTTAGTTGGCGCAGGACTGTCGGGTAACATCATCCAATGGGTTGCACCCTCTGGATTGAAGCTATAACTAGAGCCTATCCAGGTGTTTGACTGAGAATAATAATAAAGAACGTGGCCGTTACTGTTAGCGTGCGCTCTGTTAGGTTTCTTTTCTGCAAGTAAATAAATTTGCTGGTCGGTGTTGATTGTCATTTCTTTTTAGTTGGCTTGTAAAGTTTAATTTCTTTGATCTCATCGTATGCTCCGTTCCATTCGTGTAAGAATTTCTTGAGAGCCTCGGTAATATCAGGCGCAAAGATAACCCTAGAGGCCACAACAGGACTGCTAGGGTGTTCAATATCTACATGGTTGTAAATGATTTGATAGGACTTCATACTTTTTCCTCCTTTTGTTCTAGAAATTTTTTGTAGCAATATGCTTGCCATTTT